CGACATATGTCGGGCTCGAACCAAATCTAATTTGGTGAGCCACGCCCACCTGTCGCTGAGCGACAGTGCCTGCGTGGAGAATCCACGGAGGATGGGGGGCCGGGGCGCCTATGTTGGCAAATCATTTGCTGTATGGGCTCGTGAAATTGCAGTCGAAGACTGTAAATCTACGACACACTTTGGTCAGCCATATTGGCTGGTCAGAGGTGTGGCCCGTTTCCGCACGATGTGTAGAAACGAAATGTTGACGCGCGAATTATTCGTCGCGTCACATGATTTTGATCCGGATGCTGAACTAGACATCTTTGATGCTAAGTACAACAATCCCGTGAATGCCATCGACAAAGTCGTTGGATTCCAAATCCTGCAGTGGGCCTTGGAACAAGGTCTTAACCGCAGATGCCTGATGGGCACGAAGTGCCGACCAGGAGATATCGACGTGGGGGTTGAACCCCCAAAGATTCGAATCGCCGTGATAGGGGAACCAGGGCTTAAAGCCCGTACCGTTACGGTTGGTGAAGCTTGGCTCACCATCCTCTTATCACCGCTAGGTCACGAAATGATTTCGCGGCTTAGTCTTCATCCGTCTGCACAGGTCCCCACCTTAGGTGGGGCACCTGGTTACGAGTTCGCTAAGCGACTCGCGCAGCGGGTTGAGTTACAGGATAAGGAATTATTCCTTACCTGCGACCTCACTCAGGCGACAGAATATCTGCCCCATGAGTACTCCTACAGCCTTCTTAGAGGGTTTGTGGAGGCCTTTACGATGTCGAGAATCGACACGTTTAGGCGCATGTGTCTCAGGCTAGTAACTAGCCCTCGGTACATAATCGGTGCCGACATGCACGGACTCTATGAGTATCGTGGCATGGAGACCCGACGAGGATGTCTTATGGGTGACCCATTAGCAAAAGCAGCTCTGCTGCTAACAGTCCTCGCTGCCGAAGAGGAAGCATACAGGAACTGTGTGCTTGCCCCTAGTGACCATCACTCGAGGCCGCCAGCCAAAGGCTGGCGTCTCTACGACGTTGCCGGCGACGATATTGAAGCCGTTGGTCAGCAAGATTATCTTGCCGACATAATCCGTACGCTCATAAAATATGATAGTCGGATAAATATGGACAAGGTCCTCCTGTCTAAGACAGGAGGGCTATACGGTGAGGAGTTACTCCTCAAAACCGCGTCCAATCGAACGCACCATGATGGTGTATTCGAAAGGCAGGACTATGGATCTACGATCCATGTCGACTCAATCAAAGTCAGACTGCTTTCCCCCGCCGAACGAGTTACACTTGTTCGTGACGAGAAGAACCCGGCCGTGGGCAAAGCCCGCTTCCTGGTTAAGAAGATAGCCTGGCTCCCAAAGGATTTGGGAGGCCCGACTGGCGCATTCGCCACGCTGGTGAATCTAAGATTCCGCCAGCGCTTCTTCAAATATGTCGATTGGGATGATCCCATGACATATCTCCCAGAACATCTGGGAGGCTTAGCCTTACCGTACAACGGTGAGCCCTACGAATTAGAAAATCTAATAGTAGAGAAGCTCGAGCCGATCGTCCTTAGGACGATGGAGCTTGCCTTCAGAAAGGAAGCAGATTATCTGCTTCTATCGT